TGCAATAGAAATACAAACCAGCAATAACCCGCTGGACTGGACTGTGCTTAGCTATATTGAACTGCAAGACAGCATTGCATGGAGCAGCCGCAGTATACCAATTGGCACAGAAAATCCAATAGATGTATTGACTATGACATTTAAATTTCCCATTTGGATCAATCCGCCTGCCAAAGTTAAGAAGCAACAGATAATTGAAAATATCATTGCTACAATGATAGCAGCAGATCCCAAGGATCCTGCTGTAGTGGAATGGACCGATGCAGAATTCCTCAATCGTAAAACATGGTCACCGGGTGATTATAGTATAGAATTATCATGGCAAGGCAATAATACATATGCTCTTAGTTTGACTAGTCGTGCAGGTAACCCTGTTGATTATAGCAAACAAGCAACTGTGACATTTTCAGCTGTCGGTCCTGTGTTGCAGCCCGGTACTAGTTTTATATTTAATGGCATAACTCTACAAATCAACACCAGTAATATAGTATCATTCGTAGAGCAAGCTGCCACACAAATGATAGGTACAAGCTATAATATTCAAATACAAAATCTTAATCAGATAATGTTTATTAACAATACTGGTCAAAACAATGTATTTTCAAACGCAGTTGGGGCACCGTTAGAGCAGTTGGGATTACTGCCTACTACATACCCTGGCGGTGATTTAGCATGGTGGAGATTGTTATTAACATATGGCAACTTGCAAACGTATTCAAAAGTAGGTGTTAATGCTAGCCAATTACGTGTTAAACTAACATTGGATAACAGCACAGATCAAGCCACTGGCTGGTTAGATCAACATCCAACAAATCAGAATCTATTATTGTGGCACATGGATCAACAAAGCTTGCCTGCTACTACAATACCCCCTATAAATGCCATTGTTAATCCGCTTGAAAAAGGACCTAATGCAGGACTACCAGGTTCGGATCTTGGACAAAGGTACATATTAACAGAAAAACCTGCATTAAGCAGCGCGGCATGGGGTACTCTTAATGCAGAAGCAGATGATATTATAGAATTCAATGGTACATCCTGGGCAGTTTCATTCAACGCTGCAACTTATAACGGCAAAATTAACTATGTGACAAACCTCTTTACTGGTAAGTTATTGATATGGGACGGCATACAATGGAGCGAATATATACTACCTGCATACCGTCCAGCGTATTGGCGCCTAGCACTATAAATATGTCATGCTAAACGAAAAATTAAATAAACTCAACATAGATCAGTCCAAGTTCGAACAGGTATTCACTCCCAATGTTCGTAAAGTAGCAGATGTGCTGCGCAAGTACGGATTTGATGTTAGAGTTGTGGGCGGTGCTGTACGCGACTTTATCATGGGAGAGACACCACGTGATATAGATTTTGCAACAGACGCAGATCCCAGTGAATTGATTTACATTTTCAACTTAGAAAATATAAAGCACGATGATTGGGGCATCAATCATGGCACTGTCAAAGCTGTATTCGCAGATGAAGTAGTAGACGTTACGAGTATTGCATACAAGCTAGAACTCAAAGACGGCAAAATGCGAATTATACGTGGGCAGGACTGGGAACAAGACGCACAACACAGAGACTTTTCCATTAACAGCATGAGTATAGATCAAGACGGTGTATTATACGATTACACTGACGGCATAACAGATATACGTGATAGCGCAGTACGTATGAATCCCATTACCGTAAGCAAGCTAGAAGAAGATCCACATCTAATATTGCGGTGGTTTAAAGCAATTGGCAAGTTCGAGCATGCCAAATGGCCAGTAAAAGATTACAACGCCATTTTAAAAAGCATGCCAGCACTTGCAAAAATCAAAAATGACGAAAAAACAGAACGTGAAATAAGCGGCATTGTTACTAGCAAACACGGCATGCATATACTTACATTAATGTGCAAAATGGGTGCAGGTAAGTATGTGGGAATAGATTGCGATTTGACTTAATACATCGCACAATTTGTGCATGTTAAAAGATCTCATAATTGGTAGTTTTACTAACTACGACTGGCACAAAATAAAATACTGGGTAAACAGCATTGCCGCAAGTGGTTTCACGGGCGACAAAGCCATGCTGATTTATAACTGCGAAATACAAACTGCACAAGCATTATCTGAACGTGGGTTTAAGATAATGGCATTCAATCAAGATCGCAACACGGGACATTTGTTTTTTGACGGACAGTTGATAATCGTAGTAGAACGTTTCTTTCATTTATGGCAGTTCATGGAACAGCTAATGAAAGACAACAACTATCGCTATGTGATACACACAGATGTCAAAGACGTTGTATTCCAAACTAATCCCAGCGATTGGTTGACTACAAACATGGGTGATGCTAAGATACTGACAAGTAGCGAAAGCCTGCAATATCAACATGAGCCATGGGGCAACGACAATATGGCTAGAAGTTTTCCATGGGTATATCCAACTATCAAAGACAAGCCCATTTGGAATTGTGGCGTGCAAGCAGGTGTGCCCAGTGTTATGAAAGACCTGTGGATCAACATCTATTTGTTGTGCAAAGGCAACACCGTACCAAATCCAGATCAAGCTGCATACAATGTATTGTTAAACTTGGAACCATACAAAAGCATAACAAAGTTCTCAACTAGCGAAGATGGATGGGCATGTCAGGCAGGTACCACAATTGACCCTGCTAAGATAGCAGAGTTCAAAACGCATTTGTTAGAGCCACAACCGCTATGGGATGGCAATTATGCAACTACCAGTACGGGTATACGGCATACAGTACTGCATCAATACGACAGAATACCCACATGGAAACCCATAGTAGAAGCACGGTATAGTTAATGGAAATCAATTTAGACTTGTTATACCAAGCAACAGATCGCATGCTTGCAACTGTGCAACAACCGCACTTTTCAAAAGGTCGCAGTATTGTGACCAGTGTATATGGTAAAGAAATTGCCAGCGGCTATGTTCTAATGAGAGAACTTATACGACTTGGTGTAGAGTTACCTATTGAAATATTTTACAGGTCTGGCGAAATAACAAACGAACAAGCTGTGTTGTTACGAACTCCTGCACCGGATCAGATCACTGTAACAGAAATTCGCGGCACTGCTAAAGACTTTACAACACCGTATGGTACAAAAGCAGGATGGAGCACTAAGATATATGCACTATGGGAAAGTCAGTATGCAGAAAATCTATGGTTAGATGCAGACAGTTTCCCAATAGTAGATCCTGTGTTCTTGTTTGACGATGTGGAGTACAAACTGAAAGGCAGTTTGTTTTGGCGAGATGTATTAAGCACAGATCGTGCTAATAGATACCACGATGGTGCACCCATGTGGCGAGTATTCAATGTAACTCCCAACGACGGCGAACCATTTGAAACAGGTCAACTTCTTATCAACAAGCTGCAATGTTGGACACAACTCAATCTAGTAAAACATTACGCTGATAACTGCGAAGTTTATTACAACTTTGGCGGTGATGCTGAAACATTTCGTATGGCATGGCAGCATTTACACTTGCGCAGTGGCAAGCAACAACTATATATAAACTATCAGTCTGACCCTAATGTGCCATATGGTTTTATTCCATTTGGACCGTTTCACAAAGGGCATGCCAACCAGTATCACAAGTGGGGCGGTGGCACAGTAATGGTTCAACGTGATAGAAATGGTGCAGAACTGTTTAACCACCGTAACATGCACAAGTTTACATTGGGCACTAATGCATTTTACAATGATATACAACACGAAGAAATTTACCATTACCACATAGATGATTTAAGGAAATTAGTATGATAGACGATGTCAGTACAGTAAAGTTTCCAAACGAATGGAACTTAAAACGAGAGCCCGCTCGACCAGAGCATCTACGCATAGACTATTGTGGCGGTATGAAGTTCGACGACAACTTTGACTGGCATAACATGTGGTATGACTGTGTGCAGTTAAATGAAACGCAGACACTGTTAATAGGACCTCCGTTATACGATTCTAGAGAATGGATGATGCAAAATGCAGGATTTGCAGATCGCAATGGTAACATGTTGCAATATCAATTTTACGATTTGGACCGTGTAAGTTATACATTGGTTAGCACGGTAGCAGCGGATACTGACATTGTTATGCTTAGTAAGGATACTCCGCCTGTACCAATAGCAGTTAATCACAACGATGGATACTTCAATAATCACAAAGTTATGGTTACATTACAACGCGACAATCCTATAGAATGGATTGAACAATGGATGGACTACCATTATAGAGTACATGGTATTGACGCATTCCTCATTTATGACAATGCCAGCAAAACATATACACCCGGTGAATTAGATCAGCAGCTTGGTAGACCATACTTAAAACTAAAAATAGTACCATGGCCTTATCCTTATGGCCCACAAGGCAGTGATCATGCACCGTGGGACAGTGATTACGGTCAATATTGCATGTTAGAACATGCAAAGTACCGCTATCTTAGTAATGCAGCATTGGTTCTTAACAATGACATAGATGAATTGATTGTAACACAGGGTCCTACACTGGATCAGATACAACAGCAACTCAACATTGGCCCACATCATTGTTTGTATTATCGTGGTAAATGGATAGAGCCATTCGACATACCAAATAGGCAAAGCGCACATTTGGTAAAAATGTCTGCTCGCAAGTTTAAAAATTATTGTTGTACAGACCATACAAATACAACAGGCATAGGTAACAAGTGGATGTTGGTACCTAAACACAACATGCAATATCAATGGCGTGTTCATCATATTGCAGGACCCGCAGGTCAAAGTACAGATTTGTACTATGGACATTACCTGTCGATGAATACCAACTGGAGTTGGAGTCGAGACGAATTTAAAGGCGACATTGCCAATTTAAAACCTGAACAGTGGTTGATCACTGCGTTATCTAAGATGGATACAAAATGAACCTATTATTTGTAGTACATCGTTATTATCCTTTTCCAGGCGGCAGTGAATATTTTGTACAGGCTATGGCAGAAGAAGCTGTGGGCCGAGGACATAGTGTTACAGTATTAGCAGGTGAGCACCAAGGCGATCAAAATGGAGTGACTGTTACTGAACAAGCACAGGTATTAATGCAAACGTGGGATCTCGTCATTGTGCATGGAGGTGATGTGGGTGTACAAAACTTTGTTCTAAGCAATGCCACTCGTATACCAAGTCCCATACTCTACATGCTGATTTTGCCAAGTCACAGTCAGGTATGTGTACAAGCCATGAAAGATTGTGCATATCTCGGATGGAGTACACCCGAGGATCTTGCACATATAAAGCAGTATGGTTACGAGCATAAAGCTGTTAGAATACGGCATGGCATTAAGCTAGAAGAAAGCCTAGGTGTACTGGGTTTTAAAGCCAAATATAACATTCCAACTGATAAAGCTATGCTGCTAAGCTGCGGCGGGTATTGGCCCAATAAGCAAATGAAAGAATTGACAAATTTATTCATAAATGCCGGTATTGATGATGCAGTATTGGTTACCACAGGATATGATAATCGTATGAATTTGATGCCAGATCCTGTACCTGGAAAAGTTATACCGTTGCTAATAGATGATAAAGCAGATGTACTCAGTGCAATCAGAGAAGCTGACATTTATTATATGCATAGCAACCAAGAAGGATTCGGGCTTGTTATATTAGAAGCAATGTTAAACCGCACACCTTGGGTAGCAAGAGACATTGCAGGTGCTGCTATGCTAAAGCAGTTTGGTAAAACATATAACACAGATGACGAACTGCGACATATTATGAATAACAATGTGCCAACTATAGAAGAGCTTGACAATGCACAAGAGTATGTGCTAAAAAATCATTTGATAAAGCATACAGTTGATGACATTGTGTCTATCATAAAAATGTAAAGGCCAACAATGGTATATGTACTATCAACTACAGACAAAGTTGGCAACGTATTCAAGTCTGCCGACGGTACTCCACTTGTTAAACGTATTGCACTAGATGATGTGTTTACAACTGTCGAGTGGTTAGAAACTATAACTCAACTGCCTATTGTAGATAACTTACTGGGATCTGCTGGTAAGAAACAGTCAAGTGGCGATTTGGATATTGCAGTTGATTTGAATACCATTACCAAAGATCAGTTAACAAGCAAACTGCTTGCAGTGTGCAATGCTACTGATATTAAACGCAGCGGTATTTCTGTACACTTTCGTGCGCCTATTAACGGCGATGCAGACAATGGCTATGTACAAGTAGACTTTATGTTTGTAGACAATATACCGTTGGCAAAGTTTGGCCTGTACTCAGCAGGCGATGCAAGCAAGTTCACAGGCACTGCTAGAAATATTCTTATGTGCAGTCTTGCCAAAGCCATATCAAATGAACTGCGATACAGCTGGCAAAAAGGCATTGTCAATACCACAACCAATACAGTAGTTACTACAGATCCAGATGTTATTGCCAAAGTACTGTTAGGAAACAGCTATACTTGTCAAAATACGAACAGTGTTGAAACTATAATTAACGCTATTAAACATGATACATTTAGAATTGCTGCACTAAAAGCGTTGTGTGTAAGACTGCGAGATACTGCTGATAAAAAGCCAGCTGTTATTGGCAACAACACAAGCGAAGCTGACAATATTGAATTGATGTTGCAGCAGTTATTCTTAAAAGTTGAACTGTTTAGCGCCATTGGTTGACGGCTCAGTGTATTGTAGTTCCAATGCAGTTTCTACATCTGTTCGATTAACATGTTGAAATACCCAAGTATCAACTTGTGATTTGGTTAATTTGGAAAAATCTTTAAAAGTATTGGGATTAGGAGCAGGAACATCAACAGATCCGCTCATTTTGTATGAGGATCCGTTAGGGGCTGTGCCTATGCAATACCAATCAACACTTCTAACAACGTTTTGCAGTTGTGCAGTACTGTATACGTTTGCAGGTCCTATTATCCATTCGTAAATCATGCTTGTTCTCCAATGCGCAATATTTAGCATGTAGCAAATCAGTATCAGAAGATATAAAATTAGAAGGTTTAGCTAAAACACAAGCAAGAGATGCTAAAAAGACAAATTATGCTACAACTAATGGTTATCAATTATATAGAATTAAAGTTAATCAACATATACCAGATGATTGGTTATTGCAACTTAATTTACAAGGATGTACATTGTTCAATAATAAAGCCCGGGAATAACCCCGGGCTTTATATTCTATTCTATTAAATCAATTATTAGGTTAATAACACTAATAATTTCAATGACTTAAAGGAATTTTAAATGCGCAGTATTTATACTGATGCCAGCGAGGTAGTCAGCTGCGTTACCCAAGCTGCTTGCAGTGTTGCTAAGCTCTAGGTAGCCATAACGTGACATGAAGCTTACGACTGGTTCGAAGGTATTTG